GGCATGCCGGCGCTCGCTGCGCGCGAGTCGTTCGACCGCGCTCACGGTGGAGTTGGACGCGAGCTTGGCGGCCAAGCCGTGCGAACCCACCCGAAGCGCCGCCTCCCGGCAGATGTGCCGCATCAGGTGGGTGACGAGCAAGGTTTCGTCGGCCTGCCAGCGGCTCCCGGTCCACACCAGCCACTTGCCCCATTGGGCGCAATAGTGCCAGTCCTCGGCGTAAAGCCGGGTGAACGACAAGGCGAGTGCGTCGTCGGTGGCCCAGACGGCGCTCTCGGCGATCGGCTCGCTTACTTCCTCGGCGGCCGGTGGTTGAATCGTGACGTGCGCACCACCGGCCAGAAACGCCGGCACGTCGAATCCTTCGGCCAGTGCATCCGCCGCATCCCATCCAGGGGATTTGTCGTCCGGCGGCATCAGGACATCGCAGGATCGTGCCCCGGCGATCAGCACGGCGTCCGCTGCAGCAATCGCATAGCCCCATCCGGCCTTGTCGAGGTCTGGCCAGATCAGCACACGCTTGCCGTTCAACGGCGTCCAGTCGGTCTTCTCGACCGGCGCATTCGCGCCGTGCATGGCCGTGGTGGCGACGACGCCGGCGTCGATCAGGGCCTGCGCGCATTTCTCGCCTTCGACGAGCACCACCGTTTCGGCAGTCGTGATTCCGGGCTGGTTATAGAGCGGCCGCGGCTCCGGTGGCGCCATCTTGCGTCGGCGGGCGTCCCACGGGCGAAACTCCTTGCGACCGCCCGGCGGATCGTAGCGATAGACGCAGGCGATCAGGCTGCCGTCAGCGGCCAGGTAGTCCCACTTGCCCGTCGCTGGACCGAGATCGTCGATCACGATTTCCCTGTGACGCGGCCGTTTCGGCGGCGCAGCAATCGGACACCACCCTGCCAAGGATCGAGCTTCCTCGAGCACGCGGGGAAAGTCGTTCCGGGGATCCAGGCCATGGTGACGGGCAATCAGATCGAAGAGGTCGCCCCCTTCACCGGTGGCCCGATCAGTCCACAGCCCGGCCTTCTCGCCGTCGAGAACGACCTCGAGGCTGCGGCCGGGGCTACCCAGCACGTCTCCGATATGGAATCGTCCGCCGCTCACCTCGCCGGCGGGGAACAGGTAGCGAAGCGCGCTTTCGAGACGAGCGAGCAGTCGTGCTCGCAGTTCGTCGCGATCACCCTCGCCAATTGGGGAGACCAGAGTTTCAGAATCGTTGTAGTCAAGCATGGGGGTCTTCCTTCAAATCCTTGCAAAGAGAGTGGGTCGTCGGTGCGATCCCACCGACGAAGTCCGGATGGAGGCCGAGACCGGTCCGGCGCTCGGATGGGTTCATGTCGTCCTCGCGCAGCGAGTGGCCCAGGAGCAGTACTGGCACTCGAAGTGGTTCGGATCGACGAAGCCCCGCGGCAGCAGTTCTCCCGCTTCGGTCGCCTGGATCACGCGCACCGCGCGATCGGACATGCGCTGCGCCAGTCCGCCGTCGAACGGCACGAGTTCGAACCACAGTTCCTGCGTATCCTTGTTGATCGCGGTGAACAGCGCCGGGTTGGCGGAAATGCCGGGAATGGCCGGTTCCATGTACGCCTGATAGACGGCGATCTGCGCTGCATAGACGGGCTTGGCGACCGCGACGCCTTTCTTGACCGTCTCCTTCCAGTGCTTGTCGGCCATCGTCTTGCACTCCCAGAGCATCGGGAACGCGAGCCCGATCTCGGTCGGTCCAGCCGCGATGACGCCGTCGACGTGGCCCTGGATCCGCCCACCGGCAACCGAGAAGCCGAACTGGCTGCCGTTCTTGCGACGGGTGTAGAGATCAAAACCGGCCAGACGCAGCCACCGGATGGCCACCTCTTCCAGGGCATGCCCGACTTCGAAGATGCGCAGGGTCCGCCCCGAGAAACCCTTACCGGGATCCACCGGCGCGCCGGCGTACTCGAACTGTAGGGCGCGCTCGCAACGCACGCCGAGGCGCGAGGCCCCGAGATACTGGCGCGGGGTTTGCTGGGAACGCTCGGCATCGAGCGCCTGATCGATGAGGGCGCCGAGATGCTCGTGAAACCGCGCCTGATGGTTGTAGTCGAGCATCAGCACGGCCCTCCCGACAAGCCCGGCTCACGGATGAGCCTCGCCTCGAAGTAGGAGCGCTCCTTCGCCGCCAGGCGTTCATGCTCTTCGATCATGTGCGCCTGATAGGCGTCGACGACCACCTCGATCAAGCGGAGCACTTCCTCCTTGCGGTATTCGGCCAGCGGGCGCTCCAGACCGGCGGCGACGACGAAGTCCCCGAGCGGTGCCAGGGCGGCATGCATGGCGGCGATCTCCATCTCGGTCGGGTCAACCACGGCGTCCTCGCGAAGTCCGGTCAGCCGCCGAATGACTCTCGAAAACGCCTCGAGACAGCGCATCGAGCAGAACTGCCAGCGATCCGCGGTTCGCCGGGGATCCGTGCGAGGCCGCGCGGGATTGAAATGACCGAAGCCGCGCGCTTGGCGAGAACAGACGGCGCATCTCACGCGGCCTCCAGATAGCGCTCGTTCTCCGCATAGACGAGCTGCTGGATCGCGCGCTTGTTGAACTGGAAGGTGATCAGCGCCGAAGCCTGGTAACGGGTCAATCCGTAGTCCGTGCGAATCGCCGGCGGCAGACGGCGCAACTGAGCCTCGGTCGGTGCCTCGGTGAGCCACCGCCGGCTCTTGTATGCGGCGTCCTGGGTTTCGTGCTCGTTGAGCCAGTCATCCGCCTGGGCCAGGCACACCGTCCGCTCGCCGACACCGAGCAGCTTTGCCGGAATACCGCCCCGTCCGCCGACGGCGTACCAACGACCCTCCAGGAAGAAGACGCCACCCCAGGCGGTAAAGCCGGTGGCGAGCAACGCGCAGTCGTCGCCAAAGAGATCGCACCAGGAGAAGTTCGAACGGGCGAGGAGATCGATCTCGCTCATCACGAAGTCGACGAGGATCCCCGTTTCCTCGACATCCTGCCGTTCGAAGACGTGTCCGCACAACGGGCACTCGCGCGAGGCTCGGGGGATTTCCGCGTCGCATTCGGGGCAGTTCTTGGTCGGCGCCTGGTCGTTGGTCTCGAAGCCGTCGAGATCGACGTCCTGCTCGAGGCTGCCGTGCTTGAGGGAAGCCGTACCAAAGTCGAGCACGATGCAGTCGGTCTTCGTGAGGCCCGGGTATTCGGCGGGATCAACGACGCGCAGCCCACGTCCGACCATCTGGATCAGCGTCGACTTGTACGAACTCGGACGCAGCAGGACGACGCACGACGTCGGCGTGTAGTCGTAACCCTCGGTCAACACCGCGACATTAACGAGGACGGTGACGTCCCCGGTTTCGAAGGCGTCGAGGGTAGTCTTGCGCTCACCATCCGACATCTCGCCGTGCACCACGGCCGAAGCCACGCCACCGGCGATGAAGGCATCGCGCACCGCCACGGCGTGTCCAACGGTGGCGGCAAAGGCGATCGTCTTCCGACCGGCGGCTTTCTCCTTCCAGTGCCGGACGACGGCGTCGTTCACCGGCGCGTGGTTCATGATCGAGGCGACGGCGTTCATGTCGTAGTCCTCGGCGAGTTTCTTCACCCCGTCGAGGGCGTCGCGCGTTCCGACGTCGATGACGAAGGTGCGCGGTGGTACCAGGTGGCCGGAGCGAATCAGTTCCCCGATCCGGATCTGGTCGGCGACGTTCGAGAACACCTCGCGCAGGCCTTTGCCGTCTCCCCGGTTCGGAGTCGCCGTGACGCCGTAGATCAGCGCCCTCGGGTTGCGGGCGAGTGTGGTGTCGATCACCTGGCGGTAGGTCGGTGCCGCGCAGTGATGCGCTTCGTGGATCACCAGCAAGTCCAGGGTCGGCAACCGATCCAGATTGCGCACCAGGGTCTGGACCATGGCAAAGGTCGCCTGGCCCGCCCAGGACTTCTGGCGAGAGTCGAACACCGACGTCGAGATACCCGGATTTACCCGCGAGAACTTGCTCTGGTTCTGCGCGGTGAGTTCGTCGCGATGCGCGAGCACGCAGCCCTTGGCGTCGGTGTCCCTGAGGAAGTCGCCGGCCACGGCGGAAAGACAAACGGTCTTTCCCCCACCCGTCGGCGAGATTCCAAGCGTGTTCCCGTGCGTGCGCAGGGCCTCAATGGAACGGGCAACGAACTGGCGTTGGCGCGGTCGGAGCATCATGGCTGAACCTCCCTATTGGGCCCAGGAAGGAGGAGCCGGGATGCGGGAACCAGCAGCCGCGGTAGACTTGACGGGTCCGCCAGTCGCTGCCGGTGCCGCCTCGCCGAAGCCCTTCGGCCGCTGGGCTGCGCCGGTGCTCGCGCCCATCAGCGCGGCGTAGTCCTTGTGGTCCGGGGTGACGGCGGTCTTGACGACGCTCTTGTCCTGGCCGTGCTGGTCCTTCTCCCAATCGACTCGGGCCAGGAACTCGATGCCGTCGAGGTCGGC